CCTTATTATAGGACAATAATCTGTGCTCCGGCGCAAGAACAAGAATTTAGAGGGGTATAAAATGGCAGTACCAAAAAAGAAAAACGACATTAACGTATATACAGGTAAAGAATTATTACCTAGAAGACAACAACTTTTAGATAGTATAACTAAATCTGACACATACTTACCAGACCCTGTTTTACATGATGATTTAGATATGGGTATGCTAGAATTTGTTAAAAACAACTTAAAGGTTGTTAGTGACAATAAGCAAATACCTGTTATTCCAAGAATATTAACAATACAAAGATGGTCGCAAGTAATGAATACTTGGGAGTTCTCTGATGAGGATAATAATTTAAAGGTCCCATTTATTGGTGTGATAAGAAGACCAGACGTTCAACCAGGTACAAATCCGTCCATCCAAAGAACAATACCCGAAAGATTACCATTTCATTATGCAACTGTCGCCACGTGGAACGGAACACAAATGGGGGCTGACGTGTATAAGATCCCACAACCGGTTGCGGTTGATATTACATATGATGTTACAATTGTTTGTTCTAGATTAAGAGAACTTAATAGATTTAACAAGGTTATTATGCAAAAATTTGCTTCTAGACAAGCATATACAATGGTAAAAGGTCACTATGTACCAATTGTTATGGATAAACTAGAAGATAATTCACCAATAGATCAAATAGATGGTCGTAGATATTATTTACAAAACTATACATTTACATTATTAGGATTTTTAATAGATGAGGAGGAATTTGAGGTTAAACCTGCGATAAGTAGGTCCTTTTTATTGAATGAATTTATTGAAGGTAACTCGGGTAGGAAGACAATTATTAATAAATTGATTGAATTATCGGTAATGACCTTCATTGCTGATGGTATGCAAACACAATTTAGCGTAGGTGAAAGTATTGGTATTTTATTTAGTGTAACTATCAACGGTCTTATTCAAGAAAGAGATGTTGATTATTTTCATATTGCTAAAACATCTAAAATAACATTTGCAACACCTCCTTTTGAAGGAAGCACAATTATTATATCATATTATAAAGGTAATAAAGACACCTTAATAGATAACTACGGTAGAATATTCAGTGTTACTACCGAATATTTCACTTACAATGGTAGTTCATTAACCTTTCAACTACAAAATGAAATAAGTAGCATTATAAGTTTAGATGTGAATGGTCTCCAGGAAGAAGAAAATCAGGGTTTTGATATTACAAGTAGAAATGAAGTAACACTTAACTTTTCTCCAGCGATAAACTCGAGAATTGGGGTGACTTATTTGTATTAAACTTCACCGTATATATCCTTTTTCTTTGGTTTACAGGTTTCCTCAATAAATTTTTCTAAAACTTTATAAATTTTTAACCCATGTTTATCGCAATGCTCTTTTAGCATTTCGTGATGTTTTTCGCTGATTTTTACATTTTTTGTTGTTGCTTTCATATCATAAGATAAATAATGATAAAATAAGATAAAATACTATCTAAATACAAAAAACTTGAGAAATCTTTGATGAAAACAAAGATATTTATTAGTTAAGAATAAAAATTTTTTAACCAAACAAATTATCAATGGCAAATTCAAACAAAGTTTTCGTTTCTCCAGGTGTGTATACTTCAGAGAAAGATTTAACATTCGTGGCACAGAGCGTGGGGGTAACAACACTAGGTTTAGTGGGCGAAACATTAAAAGGCCCAGCATTCGAACCTGTTTTAGTTGGTTCCTTCGACGAATTTAGAACTTATTTCGGTACAACATCACCTGCAAAAGATGGTAACGACAATCCAAAATATGAGTTACCTTATGTAGCAAAATCGTATTTACAAGAATCAAACCAATTATTCGTTACAAGAATATTGGGATTAACGGGATATAAACCAAACAAATCTTATGGTGTTAAAACCTTAGGAGGTATGTCTGTTGGTGATATTCAAACAGGAACCACAACAGGTACAACTGTTGTAACTGCTAGCGGAATCACCGGTTCAACATTCTATGCTGAACTTTCAACAAAAACATCTGTTGATGGTAATACTATCACAGAATATATCTTAGACAATTATAGTGGAAACACATCTGGTGATACAGGTGAGTGGTTCACAATCGGTATCGTTCCTGATAGCGCAACAAGTGCGTTAACTGGAACAGAATTAAGTTCACCGATTGGTGGTTATAATAATAAAGAATGGTACAATACGTTCTCAAACTTTACTGATAAAGTATATTCATATCTTTTTGTTTATAATCACGGAATAAATGCGTTTAATGTAACTAGATACCAATACACTGCTGAATTAGTAAATGATGATAGAATTGTTTGTCTAATGAGATCAAGAGGTTCTTATGATGGTAATACTTTAATACATAGAGTTACCGGAACAACAGACGTTACAATTTCAAGTTCAGATATCGCAACAGATCCATTAGCGGAATTTACAGTTAGCGTTGATGATATTAGTGGTGTAACTAGAACTTTTACATGTAGTATGGACACAACTTCAACAAAATACGTAACAAAAGTATTAGGTGTTGATGTTTTTGATAAAGAGAAAATTGAAAATCCAATTTATGTTCACGAAACATATCCAAATTTAATTAAAAACTTGTTCCAACAAGGTCTAATTAGAGGTTTAAAGACAAGTGTTGAAACAATTGTTGAAGGAAATGATTTTGTAAACGAATGGGACACTCCCGGTTCTGCCATGGTAGTTTCAGAAGTAAGAGGCGGTAGGGTGTTTGATTTATTCAGTTTCTTAACTATTTCTGATGGTAATGCGGCAAACTTTGAGGTTAAAGTTTCTATTATAAACATAAACTTAGAAACAGGTGAATTTGATTTACTTGTTAGAGATTTTAACGATACTGATGATAATGTAGTTGCTCTTGAGAAATTTTCAAGATGTTCAATGAATCCAGACGCGGCAGGTTTCATCGGTAGAAAAATAGGTACTTCTGATGGTGAATACGAATTAAGAAGCAAGTATATCATGCTTATTCTTGCTGATGGTTTCCCAACAGACGCTGTTCCTGCTGGTTTCAAAGGTTGTATAACAAAAGAAATGATCGGTGGAATGCCTTTCAAAACAAAATACTATACTGCTGGTGAAACAATATCATACAACGCAGACGGCTCTCCAAACACATCTAATGGTGATAAAGTTAGAAAAGTGTCGTTAGGTATGTCAACACAATCACATGTTGTATATGATAAAGATATTCTTAAATTTAAAGGTGTATCTGCTTCTCAAGAAATCAAAGGTTTCCACATGTCATTAAACGCTGCTTCGATAGTTGATACTAATGGCGATGCGATTTATGAGACAACAAATTATGATCTTGAAGGACAAACCGGCACCGATAACCCATTGACCGCGATCGCGTATCGTAAATTTACAATGCCTGTATTTGGTGGTTTTGATGGATGGGACATTTATAGAAATGTAAGAACTTATAGTGATGCTTATATTTTTGGTAAGACAACTTATGTTGCAAATCACGCAACAAATGGTGGTGTATTTAGTGATTCTGTAGGTAACTCAGATTACTACGCTTACTTACAAGGTATTGAAACATACGCTAATCCAGAAGCGGTAGACATCAACTTATTTTCTACTCCTGGTATTGATTGGTTTAATCACGGATCATTAGTTGCTCAGGCAATTGACATGGTTGAAACAGACAGAGCGGATTCACTTTACATTATTAATGCTCCAAACTTACCTACATCAGAAGAAATTGTTGATGAAATAGACGCTGCGTCAATTGATTCAAACTATTCTGCAACTTACTGGCCTTGGATTCAAGTGAGAGACGTTGATAACGCAACACAAATCTATCTTCCACCAACAGGTGAGGTTGTAAAGAACATTGCATTAACAGATAATGTTTCTTATCCTTGGTTCGCAGTTGCGGGTTATTCAAGAGGGTTGGTTAATTCAATCAAAGCGTTTAAGAAATTAACACTTGACGAAAGAGATGATTTATACAAGAATAGAATTAACCCTATTGCAACATTCTCTGATACTGGTACAATTATTTGGGGTAACAAAACTCTTCAAGTTAGAGAATCAGCGTTGGATAGAATAAACGTAAGAAGATTATTATTAAGAGCAAGAAAACTTATTTCTGCTGTCGCAGTAAGATTGTTATTTGAACAAAATGATGATCAAGTAAGACAAGATTTCTTGAATTTAGTAAACCCAATTTTAAGTAGCATTAAGAAAGAAAGAGGTCTTTATGATTTCCGTGTAACGGTTTCTAACGATCCTGAAGATATTGATGCAAACACATTAAGAGGTAAGATTTATGTTAAACCAACAAGATCATTAGAATTTATTGATGTTGAGTTTATTATAACACCTACTGGGGCTTCATTTGATAATATCTAATAAATAATAAATGACAGATGGGGGATAGACACAATATCCCCCATTTTTATTTTTACTACCTTTAAAATTTCTCCAATTATTCTTTTAATCTTTATATTTATCCATTAAGAAGTGGTGTTTAGTTAAGTTGAGAATTAGAGTATTTGTAAAAAACTACGAAAAAAAATTGACATAATCAAGTACCTACCCGAAAAAATCTTATTTTAAAATACGATATATTTATAATAAAACAAATAAAACCAAAATTAAAAATAACAAAACATGGCTGATTTACTAATGAAAATGCCGGTTCCATATGAGCCAAAAAGGAAGAATCGATTCATTTTAAGATTTGAATCGTCTTTAGGTATTAATGAGTGGTACGTGACTTCCACGGCTCGCCCAAGCGCTAAAATTAACTCTGTAGCAATTCCGTTTTTAAACACATCGACATACGTTGCTGGTAGATTTGAATGGGATGAGATCAAAGTAACGTTTAAAGATCCTATCGGACCTTCTGCTTCTCAAGCACTTATGGAGTGGTTTCGTCTTCATGCTGAATCTGTTACAGGTCGTATGGGATATGCGGCTGGTTACAAAAAAGACGTTTATTTAGAAATGCTAGATCCAACTGGTGTGGTTGTGGAAAAATGGTTATTAGAATCATGTTTCTTAACAAACCTTAACTTTGGTGATTTGGCTTACGATCAAGACGCTTTAGCAAATATCGACGCATCTTTAAGAATGGATAGATGCATACTTATTTACTAATTTTTACATAACTTACTGATAATCAATTCGTTATTTCTGATGTTCCACGTGGAATTCGGAAGTAACGAATTTTTTTTTGCTAAAACTTTACTTTTAAGTAGTTATAGTGTAATCTTAATTTATGGAAAATTTTAAAATAGACCCAAATATTTCTTATGACGTGGTGACTTTACCATCTCAGGGAATCTACTATCAAAATAAGAAAAAAACACTAAGAGTAGCATATCTAACCGCAGCAGATGAGAATATCCTGTCGGCACCAAATCTTTTACAGACAGACACTGTTATTGAAGAATTACTAAAAAGAAAAATATTAGATAAAGACATCGATGTTGACGACCTAGTTGTGGAAGATAGACAAGCAATATTAATATTTTTAAGAAATACCGCGTTTGGAACTGATTTTAAACTAAAGGTTACTGATCCTAAAACAAACGAGGTTTTTGATGCTGACGTAGATCTTTCGGTTTTAAAAATGAAAGATTTTGACTTAAAACCTGACGAAAACGGAGAATATGCATATTACATGGATATGTCTAAGGTTAATGTTACGTTTAAGTTTTTAAACAACCAACAAGAGAAAGAATTGGATAAAGTAAAATCATCAGCAACAGGTAATATTGTAGCACCAACAATGACAAAGAGATTAGAGATGATGATCCAATCTATTAATGGTAATAGAGATAAATTACAGATATATGAATTTATTCAAAACTTACCGATAAAGGATTCTCAAAACTTTAAAAAATTTGTTGCAGAAAATAAACCAGGCCTAGATTTAATTATCGATATTACAACCCCATCAGGAGAAGTTGTCCCAATTTTTGTGGACTTTGGGGTAGAGTTTTTTCGCCCTTTCTACGGATTATAGGAAAAATATGATGACAGAAATGTTATTTCTAATTAATCGGAAATTTACATATACCGACTTCCTAACTATGCCCACACATGAACGCAGATATATTATTAACTTTTTAATTGAGAACGAAAAAAGTTAATTTCATATTTATATAAAAACAACCATAGATGCCCCAAGATTTTGGTACAATACCTACAGGTGGATTAAGTGACGCACAGAAACGCCTATTGCAGAGCGCTCTTAATGGTAACGCAACCCTTGCTGCTAAAGACCTTGAAAAAGAAATTAACAAAGGTTTAAAAGCCGCGGCTGCGAGTGCTGCAGCAACTGGTGCTGGTAGTACTAGTGCTACTGGTGGTACTGTAATATCTACCACAATAGGTAAGGCCCTAGGGAGTTTATATGATAGATATGAAGGTGAGGCGTTTAGATTAGGTAAAGAAAGAATCGCCCCGATTATCCAAGAGTTAACACAAGGATTAACAGATTTTAGCGCAGGAGCAATTTTAGCAAGTTTAAAGAAAGAATTAAAAGCGAGTGTTGGTCAAATGATGGTTGATATGAATGAAATTGATGATAAGATCATCAAAATGATTAACCAAAACTCGATGTTTGTTGGTGATGTCGCCGGACACATGAGAGAAGAAATGCGCGACGTTTTACCTCTGGCTCAACAAATGGGCGTAAGCGTTCAAGATTTTTTAAGAGGTGCTGAATCTATGTTCCAAGCACAAGGTAGAATGATTACCTATAGTCAGGAAACATTGGGTAATGCCGTAACAGTTGGAAAAGCGTTTACCGAAAGTTCAACTGCTATTATGGAAAATGTTGAAAATTTTAGAAATGTTGGTATTGGTTTAGCGGATGCGGCTGACGACATTGAAAAAATAGGTAAAAGAAGTGCTTCTCTTGGTTTAAATGCTAAAGATACCACTAAAACCGTAATGGCTAATTTAGAAAAATTAAATCAATACGGATTTAAAAATGGTATAGAAGGTTTAAGTAGAATGGTTCAACAAGCACAGTCACTTAAAATTAACATGGAAACCACATTTAAAATTGCAGAAAAAGTTTTTGACCCAGAAGGAGCGCTTGAATTAACGGCAAAATTACAAGTATTAGGTGGTGCATTTGGCGACTTAGGTGATCCAATGAGAGCATTATATGATTCAACTAATAACGTTGAGGGATTACAGGACGCATTCATAAAAGCAAGTGCATCTTTAGCGGTTTATAATGAAGGACAGAAAAGATTTGAGGTCACAGGTATTAATTTAAGAAGAGCAAAAGCAATGGCTGATGCATATGGTGTTAGTTTGAATGAAGTAACAAACGCAGCAACAAAAGGAGCCGCTAAGTTACAAGCAATGGGTGAATTAGATATGTTTAGTAATTTTAGCCCAGAACAAAAGGAATTTGTTTCAAACATGTCACAGATGAAAGGTGGTAAGATTGGTATAGAGGTACCTAAATCTATGATGGAAGAACTTGGACTTAAGGAATCTTTTGTTGAATTAGGTAATTTAACAGGTACTCAAATAGAAAAAATTCAAAAAATGCAAGAAAGTATTGTAGACATGACTACAGAAGAAATTGCAATGGAACAAATGAATGTCACAACAAAAATGTTAAACACTATTACCGCAATTAAATTAGGGTTACAAAATACCATATTTAAAAACACAAAACCAGCAAGAGAACTTATTCAAGGAGGTGAAAAAACGTTACGATCTTATGGTCCTGGTAGATCTAATGACCTTATGGATAAACTTAAGAGTGGTGGAGAATTTTTACAAGAAATGATGGGTCCAGATGGTCTTGGTATTGATTTTGGTGATATTCAAAATCAAAGCAAGGAATTAATGAAAAAAATGAAGGCCTCAGGAATAAGTGGTCTTGATTTATCTAATTTGTTTGGTGCAACATCTAAAACTGAACTACCAAACCTTGCTTTAAATGCTAGAAACAATACCGCAAGGGTAGATGTTTATCATCACGCTTCCGATAATGGAGTTGCTGGATTTGTTAAAGCAATGAGAGAGAACCCAGCCGTGGCAAAAGACGTAAACGACGCATTTGCTAAAATCAGTTACGGATCACAACAAGAGGATATTGTTACAACATAATCAATTATTCATTGATTTTTAAAAAATATCTATTTATTGTATAAAGAATAGATGCCAAGTAATTTAGATTTTGATTCTAGTAGAGACGGTAGGGGTATACCTAACGCAAAAAAGGGATTTAGGGACTTTTTATTGTCAAAAACATTAAATGTACCTAATGGTCCACAAACAGCGACATCCTCGAACTATAGCGTTAATACCCTACAAGAATACGCAAATAAAGATCTTGGCGATGTAACCAGTAGCGATAAATTCACATTAGTTAATAGTTTAATAAAAACACAAACAAGTAACACGTTTAAACCAGAGGAATTCTTCGTCAAAGAAAATTTAGAAGTATTACCAAGGAGAGCGAATCTTAGTTTATATCCATATTTTCAACCGCTAGATAATAGAACATTAGTTGGCGTGTTAGCAACATCGAATTATGATTCAGAATCAGAACTAGCAAAATTTGCATCGAATTATATAAAAGTTGAGAAAGACGGACCCGTTTTTGCTAGAATTACACAAAACTTATATTCTGCAACAGTTGGTAGAGTTAAATTAATTGACGCGTTAAATGGTAATACAAATACTGCAATTAATTTAATAACTGGTAGAGAACCTTTAATTGAAAAAAATTATAAAATTACTGTTGCGAAAAGTTTACCAGGTAAAGCAATTGATTTTGTACAAACAGTTGCAGGTGTAGAATTTCCATGGTCAGAAATACCGGGAGATTATTTAAGTAATCCCGCAAATCCTATTAATTATAGACCAGAAGCAAAAACAGGTGCAGGTAGATTATTGCAAGATATTACGGGTGTTTTAGGTTCATTGATTGGAATAGAAAGAAGACCCAAAAAATCTAGAAAACCATCAGATCTATTAATTGAATATTCTAGCCAAGGTCAATTACAAACATTGTATGATAATTTATCATTCTCAAAATATAAACCAGATTATACTTCAACAGCAAGATCACAACAATCTTCAAAATTATTTAACTTTCCTAACCAAATAGCAAAAGGAGTTAAAAGATTAATCGGTATTGAAGCACCGAATGGGAACGCATATATTGGAGATGATAGAGGCGATGATGTTATATTTACAACCAGTGATGGTAATGGTAGAAAAACTAAAAGTAGTTATTATTTAAGTTTAATTTTTGATCCGGTACAAACAAAATTATTTCATAATGAAAAAAATATAAGTGAAGGAGGTCAAATAGGTGGACCATTAGCATGGGTTAGTAAAAATTCAAACAAAAAAATCTTAGGTGTTCATAATGTTGAATGGAAACAAGAAAAATCTAGGTTTGAAGAAAGTGTTTCAACATCAAAAAATTTTAGAGATGATTCTATTTTAGGTGAAACACAAAGAATATTAGATAGTATGCCTAGCGATGGTGGTGAAGCAAAAACACACGTTGCAAATGTTATTGATCAAACAAGTAGAGTTTTTAGAGAAGGTGAACAAATGTTATCCAGAGGTTCAGCAATTAAATATGTTGATAAATTCTCAGGCGAAGAAAGTGGCGTTGAATATTGTCGTGTTTGGACGAAAGATCGTTCATACTTGAATATGTCTGACACAATGAAGAGAACTGGATTAATTAGAAAATTCAACGACAGCGTTTTAGATAAACCATGGAATTTAAATATTGCCCCAATGTCTAACGGACAAAAAGGCGGTAAAGATGCTTTTGCCGGGTCAACAAATATTATTAATGGGCAAGCAAAAAAATATATGTTCTCATTTGAAAACTTAGCATGGAAAACATCAAACAAAAAAGGTTTTCAAGTTCAAGATTTACCATTTTGTGAAAGAGGACCAAATGGTGGTAGAGTAATGTGGTTTCCACCATACGATCTTAAATTTTCTGAAAACAATAGTGCACAATGGGAAACAACTAAATTTATCGGTAGAACAGAACCAATTTATACATATCAAAACGCAGAAAGAAGTGGATCAGTATCCTTTAAAGTTATTGTTGACCATCCTAGTGTTTTAAATCTTTTAGTTAAAAAATCATTCGAAGGAATGTCGGATGCTGAAGCCGATAATTATATAAATGCTTTTTTTGCTGGGTGCGAACAGTTAGATTTTTATGATTTAATTAGAAGATATAGAGAATTGGATTCTAGTGAAATTGAAATAATAATGGATTACCTATCATATTATCGAGACGGTAAAACGTCAGATGATTTTGCTAGATTAAAATTTACTAGAACGGCAGGAGAAACTGTAACATCAAACCCAAACAATTTAACACAAAATGGTGACCCTCAGTTAGGTGGTAGTAATGTTGGACCAGGTAACCCAACATCAACAGATAAATCATTTGAAGGTGATTTATATTTTGCGAATGACCACCCATTCCCACAAAATACTCAATACGCAACAAACGACTACTCTAAACAATATTCATATTACGTTGGAAAGAAAACAGAATATGTTAACTACTTAACATCAGGTATTGCAAGTATTACGTCTTTACCGGACTCAAACAAGAAAAAAGCGGATAGAAAAGCATTATTCGGAAAAGAAACAATTACTGCTTCTGAAACGGGAACCACAATGAATAAACTTAACGATGCTTTTACTAAATTAGATACAAACTACGCTAAGTTAACAGGTGTTACCCAAACAATTAAAACAGATGTTGAAGCAAAAAAAGCATCTGAAGTAAAATTAGAAATCCAATCGTCAACATCATTTGTTGCTGACGAAAATTATAATATTTTATTATCGTTTAGAAGAGCACATAGTGTTGCACAGTATGTTTTAAAAACAATATCTAAAAATAATACCGCACCAACAATAAAATGGAAAACAACACAAGCACAAGCAATAGCACAAAAACAAGTTAAGGAAGAATTAACATTTTCATATCAAAGTTTAGGTTATCCTGAAGATGTTAAAGGTAATGTTGTGATAAGTTTTACTATGTTAGGGGAAAACGCAACAGCAAGTGATTGTGGTAATGGGTTAGATTGTCACGGAGTTACTTTTTATGATACAAAAGGTTTAAAATATGCTGCACCGATAACTTTCTTGTGTAGGCATACAAGTGTTAAGTTAAATTATAAAACAAACGAACCAGCAGATGGTACTAGTAATGTTACTCCGGGAGGTGATACGAACTTAGATCCTAATATTGATCCTACGTTAGAAAAAGTATATCCAGATACTATTGCTATCGATTATGAAAAAACAACCGTACCAAAAAAGCCACCTTTAGATGCGTTAAAATTTATAATAATGAAGATTCTTTCAGAATGTCATTATTTTAAAATATTAGAAGATTCTTCTCCTTTGGCATATAATTCATTAAGAGAAAAATTAAGATATTTTCATCCAGCGTTCCATTCAATGACACCAGAAGGATTAAACTCAAGATTAACATTTTTACAACAGTGTTTAAGACCAGGAGACACAATACCAATTAAAGGTATTGCCGACGCAAACAATTTAGACGCCAGAAATACTACATTTGGACCACCACCAATTTGTATTATCAGAATTGGCGACTTCTTCCATTCTAAAATTATTATAAGAGATATTAATATATCTTATGAAGAGGGTCTTTTAGATTTAAATCCAGAAGGTATTGGTATACAACCAATGATTGCAACAGTACAAATGCAAGTATCTTTTATTGGCGGACAAGGTTTAAAAGAACCAGTTGCTAAATTACAAAACGCATTAAGTTTCAATTTCTATGGCAACACGGAAGTTTACGATCATAGATCAACAGCGACAGAAGATAGAACTGAGTTTAACATATCAGAATTAGAAAAAATATTAAAGGCACCAGAAAATGGCGCTAAAAAACCAGAAGTGAGTCAATCGCCAGAAAAACCAATTGATGGTAAGTATATTGGTACAACAGCACAAAGTGGAAGTACATTAAACATTGATTACGATACTTACTTAGTTAAAAAAGATACCAATATTAATGATTTAACAAAAGCGTACTTTGATTCAACCAAAACAAGATATAATGAATTATTGGTTAAATATGGTGAATTAATCCTACCGGTATTTTTCTCACCCTTATACAGAACTAAAAATAAAGTTGATGTTTATGATTCAATGACAACAACAACGCAAATAGAATTAATTGGTTTATATGATAAAAACAAAACCTTTACCAAGTTGGTTAAAGATTTTAATGATGCATTAAAACGTAAGGTAAATTCATTTACAAGTATTAGTACATTTTTTGGTTTTGATTCTTTCTTGGCTGATTATAAATTAAAAAGGTCAGATGATTTATTAAAACCATATATATTATCAAGAATAGATCAATTTATCACAGACCTAGAAGGAGAAAAATTAGAAGGTATTGAAAGTGGTAGAAATAAAATAATTGACGCCATAGATAGATTAAATTTTGTTTTAAGTACAAATGGAAAAGATGGTAAATTAAATAAAAACGATGCTATTGGTTTACAATTAAACAGTTTTGTGCCTGCAGATTTTTATGATAAATATAAAAAGACAATTGAATTTATTAAAAAAGAAAATCCAGAATCATTTACAAACGGGCTAGACACCACGATAAATTTTGCTCAACTATCTAACCTTATGTTTACTGATAGTGTTTTCACAGATTTAATGGGTACGATCTTAAAAGATAAAGTTACTGAAATTGAAAAAATATACGTTGATTCATCAGATGAAAAATTCTTTACAAAACAAATTATACATAAGATCACCAAAAGAATAGATAAAATACTTATCAAAACAAAAGAAAAGAAAATAAGGTATTCTATTCCGAATTTAAAAAATACTAAATCAGTTGTTTTTGGTACTGTTGATTACACGTTAAGCGGCGCTGAAAAAACAAACCTTAAAAAGATACATGATTCTGGAGATAAAAGTGACAATACTAAATTAAATTATTATCGATGAACTCATATTTCAATAGATATCAGTTTTTTATTGATGACGAGGAACATAAGATTGTTCCCGGTGTCGAGATACCACTAAAAGGTACCGACAAGTTTATTCAATACAAAAAAGGAAAAGACAGGTTAGATAAAATATCACAAGACAATTATAATACGCCATTATTCGGTTGGGTAATCTTATTAGCAAACCCAAGTTTAGGTTCAATCGAATTTGAAATACCCGATAATTCAACACTAAGAATACCGTTTCCTCTTATTAACACTTTACAAGATTATAAAAGAGCGGTAGAATTGTATAAACTATATTATGGCGAATAACAAGATAAGCACTAACGAAAATATACACGTTAGGGTTGACCAACAAAATTTAATATTCATCGATCCAGGTACTGTTGTTGACAATGACGGACAACTTTCATCTAGAATGATTGAACATGAAAATCTTGTAATGTATGTAAATCTTGAAGCGGACTTAATACCAAGGAGTGTTTTATTTTCAGAAGGAGATAAAAATACTTTAGTTTCTATTGCTGGAGGTAGTTTAAATTTTCTTAGAAATAATAGTGGTAATGAATATGATACAACCTGGACCGAGACCTTTGTTGGTTCAGATGCGAAAGATAAGGACGGTAACATATTAAGTGGTAACACGTTAAATCATGATCCTAGTGGTCAATCATTTGGTTTTGAAAGTATTAATATTGTAACTAAAGGAGCAAATGCGATACCTGAAGTAGCGATCAATTTCATTGATGTTAGAGGTAAAACACTTTTTGAATCCCCCGATAATTCCCCATACCAAGCATTTTTCCATTTCCCTTGGCCAATATTTTATTTAACAGTAAAAGGATATTATGGTAAAGCGATTAGATATCGCCTACATATGGTTGATTTTAAAAGTTCATTTAATGCTAATACAGGTAACTTTGAAATCACAACAAGATTTGTTGGCTCAACGTTTGCATATTTAAATGATATATTATTACAAAATATGTTAAGTGCACCATACATGTACATGGTGGAGCATTCGGATAATTACAAAGAAAATACTAAAACGGGTTATGTAGAAAAAAAGATATCTAAAACAACAAAAGGTTATTCTATTTTAAAATCCGTATATGATTCTTATAAACAAAAGAAATTAATACCCCAAGATTTTCCGGTAAAAACCCTTAAAGACCTAATAATGACCGCTGAATCAGCGGAAAGATTATTAGAGTCAAAGATATTTGAAAACAAAGTAGATTTTAGAGTGTTAGGTTCCGTTAAGGCGTATGAAAGTATGTTAACATCATTTGAACGAGGAATATCTGCTTGGGGGTCAAGTTACTTAAACCTTAATAAGCCAGAAGAATTAAATAATGATGGTGTTGCTTATTATCCATTAGCAAAGGCCGCTAGTGAAGAAGATAAAAAAGGGGGGTTTCCTAGTTTAAGTAGCATCACAGGAAACACCGGAACAGCATTACAAAAAATAATTAATGATTATAAAACCCAAGCATATAACAATGAAGCGTTTGGTGAAAAATTAAATAAGAATTTAATTAAGGATAAAGATATTAAATTAAATAAAATATCATTCGACAAGGTTTCAGACGTCATGGTGTATTATTCGCCAGAAGGTGGAAAAATAAATATTGCTTTTGATAAATTAAAAGATGATATCGATTCAATACAAGATGAATTCGTAAAACAAAGAAACGAATTAGAAACCACGTTAGAAACAAAAATGAATGAAATCATTCAGAATGATAGTGATATTGGGATAGGGTTTAAACCAACAATTAGAAATATATTTGCAGTTATCTTAGCGAATGCTGACACTTACATTAGATTAATGAAAGATGTGCATTTTAGAGCGATACAAAATGCTAAAGAAAGACAGAGTTTATTAACTAAACAAGGCGTTGTAGATAATAAATCAGAAGGACTATACCCCTGGCCTCAAATTAAGAAACAAATTAATGATAATACATCAACAATCTTGTATCCAGGAGATAAACAAATTGCTAAATTAATAAAAGCAAATGATCCAAATTTGTGGCCCGAAATTGAATTTATTGAACTTTATGAAGCGGTTGCAACAAAGAGAATTGATCCATTAACCCAAAATGAAATTGATATTAGTAAAGTTAATTATATTTTTGCTAATGATCCAGAATCCAGAACAACAAATAATTTATCAACAGTATTAAATTTACTTGGTACAACACCATATACAAATAAAGCATTAAACAGTTTATTATTTGAAATGAGTGAAAGAGTTTTTTACACAACATCTTTTGATTCGTTTTCAACAAAAGCAATACAAAATTTAGCAGCGAAAGAATTTGAAACGTTATCTAGTGCGTTACAAAATGATTCTGATATTAAACAGGGATTAAAAGGTCCGATTTATAATGAGTACACCCAATCCGGAAAGATATCATATGATAATATATTATACAATTATTCACCATTTGAAAGATACCCATATTACGCCGATAAATTACCAACAATAGATTACATAAAAGAAGTTGTTGATAGAGATTTCTCAATTGAAGAATATTCTAAGTTAACTAAAATAACATTCGGTAGTGAAGGGTACGATGACTTAAATAAAAATTTAGCAGAATACGATGTTGCTGATTATAGGTTATCAATATATCCGTTTAACACTAAAACATATTTAAAATACCTAGGTAGACCAAACGCTGATAAATTAACCAGAAATGATTTTAATTTTAAAAATATTTTAAGTTTAAATGAAAACAGTTCTTTTATTAGCACAAAACCAGATCCTGGTTTATGGATTAAAGAAGGTGTTTCGGACACATTTTTTTTACAAAAAATAGGATTATCTGGAACTAGTAGAAATATTATTAATACATCATATTTTCATAAACAAATATATAATGATTTTTTTAAAGGAGGAGATGTTGGCAGATATGCTGGGTCTGCTTATTTATTTTTAAATTCATTACCGTTTAAGGATTTAGATGATAGTGTTGTTTTTAGTGGTGACACTAAAATATTAATGTCATCTCTTTTTAGGGAAATTGGTTCATCACATTTTATACCGTATCACTTAATTTTAAAGTGGGGTTCAATATACCATAGATATAAAAAATACCTATTAAACGGTGTTGATATTATATCTGGATTAACAACTCCAATAAACACTTCTTTATTTTACGATAATAGTTCTGGAACAACATTTACTTATGGTGGATATACAACACAACCAAGTGGTTCAACTTTCTATACATCATATGATGATGGCGGAGGAATGCCAACACCATCTGGCCACACTGTTGGTGTTTATCCATTATATCAAAACATTTATTATCAGGTAGTTAATGGACATGTATTTTTTAATCCAGGTGTAATATCTGGAAGTGAAAAAACTGGTACACTAACCTTGAATAG